TATTTAAGTTTTGTAATAAAATATAAGGTTCTTTTAACGGATTTCCTATCCCATTATTTTCCGTATACTCTTTTTCAGCAGCATTTCTGATTCTGGTAATTACGTATAATAAATCAGTAGACCCACGCATAGATACATCATGTTGAAACTCATCATATTCATCTGGTGACATTTGAGATATAGGTTTAGTCTCATTTTTTACCACCTCAACTTCTTTTTTATCCGATTGAAAATCTAACTTTAGTTGCGGATCAGTTTCTTGTGGTTCTAATGGTCTTGGTTTTGGGTGTTCAACTGGGTTAAAATAACTGTAACGGAATCTTTTATACATCAAGTGATCAATAATATCTTTGTAGAACTCTGTAGAATTATCGTAATCTTTAGCTGGATTAAATTCTTCATCAATATCAACATCAGTTAACCCTAATTTATTTGTTTGCGCCACTAAACCTTTGATTGCGTCAACTCTTTTGGTTAAATCGTCAATTTGTGGTTTTTGTGGTAATGTGTCAAGCGGGTTTTTACCCTCTTTTAATTTTTTTATAAAATCAATTTTATTCATTTTCTGGTTCTTTTACTATTTCCATTATTTTATCTCTACTGTAAATTTTCTTTTTAACACTTTCTAATGATTCACCAAAGTGAAACACTAACCTAATGTCATTTTCGGGCGATTCTTTTTCCCAACCCATGGCAACAACATTCTCAACACAATCATACATCGAAAAATAATCTGACGTTATTGCCAAATCTAATTCAATGTCACTTGTTTTTAATAACGCAACCATTTCAATTTCATCAATTGGTGGTGGTGTTAAACTACCACTAGCAGACGGGTTGACATCCCAATCATCACCAAAATTTATTTCCATACTCTTTGAAAATAGAAACTCGTAAGTGTATTCACCTAAGTAATTTTTGTTTAGTGGGTTTATGTATGTTAGTACCATTAGAATTTATTTGTTACTTCGAATTTCAACTCCTCTGTTAATTGATTAACTTCACCGTTTCTTTCAACTTTAATATCGATATAATATACTTGAGGCACTAACCATGTCGTATCAATTATAAAGCTATTTGAATTATATGTTTTATCAACATTTTGCCAATCAACTATTTCAACTTGGTTTGTACCTTGTTTGATATATAATCTATAATAAACTTTAGATAACACATCATTTTGTGCAACAGTATATGGTTTTCTTAAATGAACATAGACTTTTCTTTTTTCACCTTGACCTATTTTTTCTTCACGTTTAATACCACTTAAAGATACACCATATCTTGTTGGTTCCATGACATCAGAGCCCATTTGATAGTAATCAGTATCTTCTTTAGGGATAAACTTTAATTTAATATCTGGTCTACTAATACCATTAATTTTAATATTAGACCAAATGTCATTATATTCAACGTATGAATCAAACGTATCACCAGTTGCTGACACTTGTGCGTAATAAATACCTTTTGTTTTTTGTTTAACTGTGTATGTTATATTATTTATTTTACATACAGGTAATTCGTCTAAGTTAGTCATAGAACCATCTACATTGACATACAGATATAAGTTATTTACCTTATTTAAATAAAAATCAACTCGATTATCATTGATGTGGTCATCATAAATAGTTTCTATAAATGGCTCAAAAAATGTTTGCGTGTGTTTTGAAAATAAACCTAAAACATAAGATCTTATATCATCAAAAACTAATGTTTCATATGTGTCAGTATATTTTAAACAGAATCCTTGATAATTATATGTCACACCAGTTGTTACACCAGTTGTTGTACCGCTAGTTGCCCCAGTTGTAATTCCACTTACTAATATACCGTTAACAAAATTAGTAACATCCATATAAATATCTTCATTACCTTTATCAAAATGTTGAGTATCAATTACAAAATCAGATAAAGTACCACCTGGGGTTAAAAAACTTTTAGCTAAAGTACCATTAAACCAATTAGAAGGTTCTCTTGAAAAATCTCTATCTTGTGGTCTAGCTATTGGGCTTAATTGAAAATCATACCCCATACCTTCATCCCAGAATTCTTTCATCGCTCTAAGCTCCAAATCAAAAGATGATGATCTATATTTATCACTAAATACTAAATCATTGCTATCTGATAAATAAGATGTTATGTCAAAATTAGATGTGTTTTTTATTTTCAAATAATGTTTTACGTTATTTTCTAATATAATTTCTTTACTATCTACCTTACTTTTTAGCTCATCAAATGAACAATAAAATAAAAATCTACTGATAGTTTCACCAAAATACAACTCAGAAACCTGGTTTCTACCAGTGTTAACCTCAGAATCTTTAATTATAGTGTTATTCTTGTCAAAATATGTGCGGTATATTCCCATGTTAATAAATATTTTAATTATGTCTAAAGTTATGATTAATTATAATACCGTCTTGTAAATTAACATCCAACTCTTTAGTTATAGTTTGTAATATAGTATCCAAAGAGCTTTTAGAGGTTTCTGTTAATGACCCAGTTGGGTTAACCCCTGCTGTATGACCGTGATTTTTAAATATGTCTATCAAATCTTTAAGTAAATACATTAAACGTTCACCTCTAACAAATCCATATGTTTTATTAACGTTATCCTCACTTCTATCTAAATATTGAGCTACTCTAGAAGATGATAAACCATCAAAATCTTTGATGTTATCAACTAAACTATTGTTTTGTAAAATACTTAAAAATATGAATTTATCAGCATATGCTATATAAGCTGATTGTTTTTTATTTGTAGGCTCTGGCGTTTTTTCTTCAACAGATTCAAATTTAGGGGTATTATCTTTTAACTGAGTACCATACATTTTATTTTCTTTGTAGCTTGATATTAAATTATCTAACGCAACATAATCATAATACTTAATGGTTTCGATATTAGTGTCTGGTAGGTTTGGTTTTGTAAATGTACCAACGTAATCAGTAATTTTTGTATCTGGTTTTAATCTAAAAATCCAATTCTTAAGCCCGCTAACAATATTTCTCTCCGAAGTGGCACCACCAGAGTTTGGGTTATCAGGTATTTTATTTGTGACAATAATAGTGTGGTTAGCGTCTTCTACTGTTTGTGTGTTAGCAGTTACATTGGTATTAAAATAAGCAACCTCACTTTTACTTTGAAATGAGCTTATTATTTTTTCAATAACCGTTATAAAATTACCAGAATTGTTACTGTTTATTAAATATTTAACCAAATAATTATCCGAATCTTTAGTTGTATACTCATTTTTATTTGATATTGTTTTTTTAGTCAACCCAATTTTATCTTGTGAATTTTTTAACGTTTTAGCGTCAAATAACACAATAGACCCCACAAAATTTTTATCTGATGGGGTTAGTTTTGGTGTGTAACTAATATATAATTGACATATAAAATCAATAGACACGTCTGGAGTTCTATCAACACTTTGTGTTGTTGTAACAATATTATAACTATTACTAAATTGAGATAATTGAATGAATGGGTATTCGTTTTTTCTAACTTTACCATCCCCAACATGCGATAATCGAACAATAAATTCGTCATCACCTATCATTACCTGTTCGTTTTTATATCCAGATAACCAGGTTTTTGTTTTTCTGGGTAGTATTGTTGTTAAATCTTCACTTTTTTGTAGTTTACTAACAACGCTATAAAATTGCTCTGTTAATGTAATTTGATCAATAGTGTAAGGGCCTAGAAATTCACTTGCTTGTGTATTTTCATCGTACTTTAGAATTTTAACCAGTTGACCAAAATTTGGGGTTAATCCTATGTTCTTAGGTAAATATGGTTCACATAAAAATTTATCTTTTTCTCTGTACGCATCACTATTACCTGACTTTGCGTAAGTCATTACCCAAGGTTTATAAGTTTTAGAAGCTTCAGCGGAACTATCTTGTTGTGCAACATATTCTTTAAGTTGATTTAATGTAGCTGAGGTTCCAAGATCAGTTAATGGTACAGCTCTTATGCGACCCAAATTTTTTGGGTCGTCATTACTAACGCAAATACCTACTACATAATCAGCTTTCATTATTATCCTTAAATTTTAATCTTTTTTGTAATTCGTTATAAACATGATCATAAGCCACCTCAACTTCTGCTAACGTATCAGTTAATTCGATAATAGTTTTTTTTATATTTTCAAAATCAGCTTTTAAAGTTAATAAACTATTAGCCAAATCTTTATTTGATTTACCTGTATGTGTATCTATAAGCTCTTGTAATTTTTCGTTTTTCATAAATATAATATTATTGAATTTGTCCATAACCAGCAACAGGCCCTGTAGGCCCTATACCAAATGTTTGTATTGTTGAGCTTGTTTTTATATGTGTTAACATAGCACCGACCGTTTCTTCTATCGCAATCATCATATTATTTGGGGTACCATCTGGTAATGTTGCAGCCGTTTCAATACCCCTTTCATTTAACTTTGATTTAATATCATTAACCAGCGCAACCTTATTCATACCTGGTTTTAAAGCACCACCAATTAAAATTAATGGTGGTGGGACTGGTGGTTGAGGTATTGGTGGTACAAAGTTAAGTATTTTTAATAGTTTACTTAAAACACCCCCACAGCCAGCACCCCCTTTAAATAGGTTTAATAACATTAGTAATGATTGGTAAGTTGCGAAATAGTCTTTACCACGTTGTTTAAGATACTCAATAACTAAATCTTTACCTAATTTTACTAAATCAGCTTTTATTGAATCAAATATATTTTGGATTAATAAACTTGTTATTTTTTCACCAATTTTAGCTATCGTAGTTTTCATATTTTTTATGAAATCTTCAACTGGTTTTTTACTCGTATCGCCACTTAATACAGCGTGTAATTTTGGTATAACTAATAACTTTGGCGTTAAAATTAGACGCATCAAAGCATATGGTATAGCTTTTAATATGTTTAATTGTAATTCAGCGTTCATACTAGGTAAATTAACTTTAATAGTATCTTCACCGCCATCTAAAGCTTTTTGAGCTCCTTGATTTAACGCATTATCAAAAAAATCAGAGGCTTTATCTACGTTAGCATCTACTTTTGAATTATCGTATGGTGCACCATCAACACCACTATTTGATATATTACTTGTATTTGGTAATTGGTTATTTGTGCTAGTATCTCCGTAACTATAAATTTCGCTAACATTTGAGTTGGCAAATAATTCATCTAAACCAGCTATGATATCATCTGGGTTTATATCGATATCCAAATTACCGCAAGTTGAGAATCTAATTTTACCTAGAGACCTTAAATTAGCGTCTTGTTCAATCTCATCTAAATCTGTTGCATCAAAATCAAATGGATCTGTTTCGGTTTCACCGCTAGCATTATTGTTATTGTTATTGTTATTGTTATTTAAATTACCAAATCCAACTTGGGTACCTGTTTGACCATCACCATTAAATTTTGTGCTATTGTTTAATTGGTTTTTTAATAAATCATTAGCAGATTTGTTAGCATCCCCACTATTATTTGGTGTTTCAGAACAAAAACCAAATATCTTTTGCATCGCTTTTATAACACCACTTTCTTTTTTAATTTCAAACTTATTTTTTTTAGCTTTTAAAGAAATTGCACCAGTTAACAAATCAACTAAAATAGTTGTAAAATTAACCATATTAAATATCGGGTTAATTAGTGTCATGTAATCTTTCAACCAATCACCGAATAATTTATTTTCGTAAAATTCCCCAAACTTAAACATGAACGTGTTTGGTGTTATAGCGTATAGTGTATATAAAACTCTGTCTTTATAATTGACAGTTAAGGGATTTGTGCTTTTAGTACCTTGAGCTTTATAAAAAACATAATTCATATGTTTCTTAGGGTCATTACCTTCATAAACAAAATTACCAGGTTTTATATCTGGGTCAATACCCAATAAACCAAAAGCGTCAATTTCAGCTTTATCTAGTTCAATACCAGTAGTTGCTTTTGTGGTGTATTTTGTTGGTATTAATAATGTTTCATCACAACCAAAATCAGCTAAAAGTTGTTTAGTGATGATATCATTCAATTCGTCAGCCTTTTTTAATTTAGATAAACTACCTTTTAGTATTATGTTTTTAAATTGTTTTTGACCTTTGGTTGCACGAACCATTTCAAATAAAAAGTCAACAAAATCCATATTGTCTAACTTTCTACTGGTTTCATTATCACCTTGTTTAACATTTTTACTGTTAAATAATGACCTGTATTTAGAAAAAATCTCGCTTTGTTGACCCATTATTATTCGTATTCTTTTTCGTTATTAGCTTCTGGTTGTCTTTTCATGAACTCTTCAGCCCATTTACGATCATCTTCAGTTATGGTCATTGATGGCGCAGCTTCTCCTGAAGTTTTACCATTTTTATAGAGAACATCACTTTGGATTTTAATTAATCTTAGCTTTTTCTCAATGGTACCATCAATAATTTTAAGTAAATCGTTAGTAATCTTACCAACTAATGCAATATCTGAATTCTCATTAATATCCTTACTGAATTTTTTATAGGCGGTAAGGGCTTTGTTTCTCTCGTCAACAATCTCGTTGTAAGTTTCTTGCATGAGTTCTTTCATGCTTTCTTCGGTTACATCAACCTTTTTTTTCTTTTGATTCTGTATCATAATGATATTGTTTAACTATAAATATCATTCTTCTAAATATTTACCCTTAAATATAGAATATAAAGATTTAAATCTTTTCATGCTATTTCTAATTTCTTTAGTATTTAAGCCTGTCATGTTCCTAATATACAATAAAATAAGGTTTTTGTTGAATTTAGTTGAATTCTTATTTGTTTCATTTTGGGTGAATAATTCTTTCCAACCTTCCAGAATTTTAACTAATGAATGACCAACTTTAAATTCGTTGTCATTTAACCCTTCCTCATTTAACTCCTCTTTTATTGATAAAGTTAATTTATCAATAAAATTTGTTAAATCTAATTCCCCGTCATCGATTCGATATAATAAATCATCTCTCTTTAAAAAATCTTGTTCGGTTTCATCAATGCTGATGAAGGAAGTATTTTTCTTATACTCCTTCATCATCTCATTGTATAGGTAATTTTTACATACAGTTCCAAAATATGAAAAAGATTTATTTCCTTTTTCAGGTTTGAATTTATCAAATTTAGTCATTAAAAATGATAAAGTATCAGCGTGTAGATCTCTAAATTCGTAAGATTGTCTATATAATTTATAAGTTCTAATAATACTTTCAATCATTTTATTGATTGGTTCTTCTAAGAATTCTCTATAAATCTTTTCTTTTTCAGCTACTGTTTTAGCATTTAAGAAAATAACAACCGCAGCCTCCTGATCCACACCATAATAATTGCGGTCTTTCTTCGGTCTTGACATTTTTAGGCTGTGACATTTTTCTCATAGTTTATGTTTCTATCTTCTTTGTAAAAAAATTCACTTTTTGCGGTTTCCATCCAAAATCTAGCTTCATCTGGCTCTACTCTAGTCGCCTCATCTTCACTATTTTTGTACTCCCAAAATAATGATGTTGGGCGCATGTTCATATGCTTGTAACCCATTTTAGGGATTACCATGATATTTCTACCATTATTTGTAAAGCGTAATAAGAACTCGTAATTGAATGTTAATCTCATAGATGGTTTATATCCACCGATAGTTTTAAACGTCTCAGTGTTGATAACCATACCATCGGGATTGATGTTCGGGAACTCAAGTAAAACCTCATGGTCAATTTGCCCTAACGTGTCAGAGAAATTAAAAGCCCATGCCGCTTCATTTGTTAAACCAACAAATTTGTTTTCAGCTGTAACATCAGTGATAATCGGTAAAAACATTTCAATCTCTGGATAAGTGTCTGTATATATTTTAACATTATTAAACCAATTAACCGAAAATTCATCGTCAAATTCCAATAAGCTAAAGTACTTTGTGGTTACTTGCGTAGCTGCATAATTCATTTGATTCTGGAATGATCTACCAGTTAAGTTTTCAACAACTTCAAGGTTATATGTGTATTTAGATTTATCTAAATTATCCACAATTTCTTTTACATCACCACAACCACATCTTACGATCATTACTTTTTCTGGGTGAGTTTCATTATTTTCAATACTCATTAAAGCCGATTCCAATAATTGATTAAAATTTGGGTCTGAAACGGCATGTACTGGGATTACTACTGTTAAGTCGATATTAGTTTTCATTTTTTTCTAAAGTTTTTTCTAAGTTTTCTTTTATTGTATTTAATTTCGATAGTTTTTTATCAAATAAACCGCCATACATTTCAACGGTAGCTTTTTCAAAGATATCAATAGTGTACATATCTTTTAACGTATCAGAAACCTTTAATAAATTTTCTGGTAAAGTATCTTCCATCCAATTTTTAATGTAATTAAAAACTAAATCAGCTATTTGATTTTCATCATAAACCCAAATACCGTTATCATCATTCATCCATTCAGGGATAATGTTAGGTACTTTACCAATTACAGGGACATTACATTTAATAGACTCAATAGGGAACGTACCAAATGAACTATCATCGTCAATCCAAACAGATAATGCACACTCTTTCAAGTTTTTAGCAAAATCTTTTTCACCCATACTATGCATATCTTTAAATGAAATAAAACGATATAACGGGTATTTTAAATAAAAAGTTTTGATAATCTTAGCAGCTTTTCTTTGATCTCTACAGTGAATAGAAACAATAGGCATTTGAGGTTTATCTGATTTTTGAAAAAATTCAGGAACACCTGGGTTAACGAATTTAACACCTTCAATACCAACTAATTCACCAATCATGTCACTTAAAGTTTTTGATGTGGTAACACATTCATTAACATCAAAATCTAACCAAGATTTACCTGGTGAAAAACTATCTAAAAGATAATCATGACATTGTACTAAAATAATTTTATCAATTGGTAATTGTTGAATTTGTTCAAACACGTTACCAAAAATTTCAGGAACAACAATGTAATCTTGAGGCCCAACAGTTAGGTTATTATCTTCGATTGAAGTATGCTCTAATGTGTCATACTCTTCACCTAACCAAGAACCTGGTTTCATGTAGTCATTTTTCTCATGTAAGATACTAACTTGGTAGCCATTATTTTTTAAAGTTAACGCTTGTCTGTAAATGTAAGCAACACTAGCTCTAGCAGTTCCTTTTGTGTCTGGCGACAAGAAAACAATCTTGCTTTCTTTGTTTTTAATTTTTTCGATCGCTAAATCAATGTTTTTTAACGTTTCATCTAATTTTTCCATTTTTTGTTATTTAATTTTTTCT